AAAGGAGGAAGACCCGCAAAAACGCTGCCACCTGTACCGGCAACTGAAGTTCATCAACAACACGGTTGGCTGGCCGACCTCAAGCGCCGCGCAGTTGCTTGGCGCTGACGCGCCGCTGCTGCTGACCGTCAGCCAGGAAGGAGGCGCCGCATGAGAGAGTTGCGCCCGCTGCCGGAACTGCGCCAAATGGTTCAAGACGTCGCCTGCACGCTGGACGCGCTGTGCGAGTTGCTGCTCAAGGCCAACGCCGAGAAGGTGTTTTGCGGCTCCATGCTGGCGCTGCTGGAGCCGTCCAAGGAAAAACTGGCTCAGGCCAGTTGCGACCTCAACGACATGCGGCTGTAAGCGCGCCGCCTGTTCCTTGTTTGAGTAGGTATACAAGGCCCCTGGCGGGGCCTTTTTACATGCTGCCGACAACAGCCGTCGGCAGGCCGCTGCTGGCGGCATTGGCCGGCGGCGGCAACTGGTAGGGGCCGAAGGCGATGGCCTGCTCGCCCAGCCAGTCGTTGAGCGCCAGCATCCGCCGCTGCAACGGCTCGATCTCGTTGACGAAGAACACCTGCGCGGCCTCGCGCACGCTGCCAAAGCCGCCGGTGTTGTTGGGCACGATGCCCAGCAGTTGCGGGGGCACGCGGTGCGCGGACAGCACGTCGTCGCGGCTGAGGGACTTGATGTTCAGAAAATCGTCCTTGGCCGCCACCTCGCCCACCGGAATCAGCGTCAGCCCGTCTTTCTTGCCGCCCGGCGAATACAGGAACAGGTTGCGGAAATTGCCCGGCCCCTTGGCCGATTTGAGCGCCTCGCGCAGCGCGTCCACGTCGCCCTGTTGCTGCGCCGGGTCGGTCAGGTACAGGATGAAGCCGGCGTGGCTGCCGTTGTTGTAGTAGCGGCGGCGAAACAGCGTGGCGCTTTCATTGAGCAGCGCCGATTGCAGCGCGCCCAGGTATTCGGGCAGGCCATAGACCTCCTGATTGACATCCTCATGCCGCAGGTGGAACACGCTGCCCTTGGCGAATTCGTGCTCCTCCATCCAGCCGCGAATGGAGTAGTAACGGTCCAGGTCTTGCCCGCGCCGCGTGAACTTGGCCAGCGTGTGCTTGAGCGCCAGCGTCTTGCCGGTGCGCGAGGGCACGCGCTCAAGGTAGGCATTGCCGAACACGATGAAGTCCAGCGCGAAGGCGTTGAACGCCTCGCGGCTCAAACGCGCGCTGGGCACGAACGTGCCGGCCAGCATGTTGCGCTTGAAAAACGCCGCGCTGCCGTGCTGGGCGTTGGCGCGAAGGCAGCGTGATAGCACGTCGAACGGAATCGGCGTTTCGTACCAGCGGCCATTGAACCAGCATTCCACGTAGTCCAACACCTCGCGGCTGTCCAGCACCGGCTGCGGGTCGCCAAAGCTGAATGCCTCCACGCGCGGCGCTGGCGCGGCTTGATCCTTGTCCATCAGTAAATCTCCCCTACCGTTGTGTTACCCGCCATCTGGCCTTGCAGACCCTTGCAAGCAAAATTAAACGGGTGTACAATTAAATCATGTTGACTGTGGTGGAAACCCCGATTTTTCTGCGCCTGGTTCAGGGCGTCATGGGCCAAGAAGAGCTTGACGACTTCAAGTGCTTCATCGCCGAAAACCCCGAAGCCGGGGACGTTATCCCCGGCCTTGGCGACTTGCGCAAAGTGCGCTGGAAGCGTCCGGGAATGGGCAAGCGAGGCGGCGCCAGGGTCATCTACTTCAACCGCCTTGCCAGCGGCGAGGTTGTTCTGATAGCCGCCTATGCCAAGGCCAAGTTTGACAATTTGCCAGCAGCGGTTTTGAAAATGTGGAAGGAAGCCTGCGATGCCTAGTACCCAACCGGCCATGGATGCCGAAACCCTTGCCTTTGCCCAAGATGTCGCGCAATCGATCCGCCAAGCCAAGGCCGGGGAGTTCGCGCGGGTGACCACGCCAGCGCAAATAGCGGCGCGCAAGCGCGGAAGACCCTTGGGCAGCGTCAAAGCCGATACCAAGCAGCCGGTCAAGCTCAGAATAGATGCTGACGTTCTCGCCGCTTTGCGCAACACGGGCGATGGCTGGCAAACGCGCATCAACGACATGCTGCGCTCCTGTATGCGCCTGACCGGCCAGGTGTAGAAAGCAAAGGCCATCTCCATCAAAAAATCTCCATCATCGAAGTGTTGCCCGCCGTCTGGCCCTCCAGCGGCTCGTAGTCCATTGCGTGCATGGTGGCCCAGGCCAGGTCGGCGTGGCCGGTTTGTTCGTTGCGCCCGGCGTCGAACGTGGTCTGCCGTTGGCTGGCCGTGAGCACGCGCTTGATGGCCAGGAAGGCGTGCGCCAGTTCCACCCAGCTTGAATCGAATTCCAGGCGGCCCTTGCCGATTACGCTTTTGGCCTTGAGCACCAGGTGCGTTTTCAGGTCGATCGAATAGTTGTACGCCCTGGCCTGCGGGAAGAACTTGCGCACCAACTGGTACACCGCCTGGCCCATGCCCGTGGTGTCGATGCCCACGTGCAGCACGTTGTAGCGCCGGGTCACCTGCTCGATCAGGCCGGCCTGCGCCTCGAAGTCCAGCCCGCGAAACTGGTGGCGTTCCAGCGCCCGGAACGGCCCGCCGGGCTTGACCGGCAGCGCCAGCGCCACCAGCCCCGCCGAATCACCGGTGTGGCTGGGGTCGTAGCCAACGGCCACCGGCATATCGCCGTAGGGCCGTGGCGCGAAGGGGTGCACGTCGGCCCAGGCGTCCCAACTGTCGACCATGCAGCGTTGCAGCTCCTGCAACGGGAACACGCTGAACGAATCGTCGATGAACCCGCACATAAGCAGGTTCTCGAATTCCTCCGGGTTGTATTCCAGCCGCAGTTCGTCCAGGTCGAACAGATTGCACCCGGACGCCCGCGCGTCCTCGATATTGACGATGTTGCGCCAGATGCGGTCAGCGCCCAGGTGCCCCGGCGCCAGATTGGTGTGTCCGATGTCGATTGACACCCGCTCGGCCTTTGGGCGCCGCTTGTTGAAGCGGTCGCCAGACCAGAGTGAATACGCCTCGTGCTGAATGCTGCTGGGCGTGCTGAAGTAGGTCTTGCGCCATTGCTTGTGCATGGCCATGCCGCTGGCGACCTTGTTCAACTCCTCGAAGTTGTGAGTCCAGAAGAATTCGTCGAAGTAGAAATTGCCGTGGTAGCCCTGCGCCGTGCGCGCATTGGTGCCCAGAAAATACAGCGTGGCCCCGCCGGCCAGAATCATCGGGTCGCCGCGCAGTTCTACCTGCGCCGCCTCGCGCGCCAGTTGCTGGATGTACTGGCGGAAAATGTGCGCCTGCGCCTTGCTGGCCGACAGGAATATCTGGTTGCGCCCGGTGGTCAGCGCGTCCAGCAGCGCCTCGCGGGCAAAGTACCAGGTCGCGCCGATCTGGCGCGATTTGAGGATCATGCGCGTGCGCTCGCAGGCAGCGGCCTGCCACAGCCGCTGGTAGCCGAACAGGCTGTCCATGAACGCCGCGCGCACCTTGTCCACCTGTTCTTCGGTGAAAAAATTCGGCTCGTGCTTGCGCTTGGGGTGCGCCGCCGTGGTGCGGTCGCGCGCCGGGTTCAGGTCTTTCTCGCGGCCCGTTTCGCCGTAGCGCGTCACGCGCGCCGTGCGCTCCAACTGGCGGCCCAGCAGGTCGATTTCCTTGTAATCGCCCCCGGTTTTGGGTTGCTTGCCCACCAGTTGCACCAGCCGCGCCTCAATCGAGCCTTCCACCCGCTGCACCGCGCTGGCCTCATCCCAGCGCTCGCGCTTGGCCCAGGCCTGCACCGTGGTGCGCGGCAGGCCCAGCTCGGCGGCAATGTGCGTCACCCGCCAGCCCTGCCAGAACAGCGCGCGCGCCCTGCACCGCGCATCGCTCCCTGGTGCGGTGGCGGGGGGCGGGGCGGCAAGCGCGAGATGGTTGCTCATGCAGGCGATGGTCGGGCCAGAGCGCCACCAGCGCACCCCCGCGCGGGCCGGGCGCGCCTGTAGTCGCAAAGCCTACAGGGCGAACGCCTTTATTTCGCGCAAATGCTCGGCCACCATCGTGACGCACACGCACCCATCAACCCACCAAGCCCCCACCGATACCTCAACCATGGCCACCAAGAGCAAGTTTTTCCGCGTCGCCACCGAAGGCGCCACCACCGACGGGCGCGCCATCAGCCGCGACTGGATCGAGCAGATGGCGCGCAACTTCGACCGCGCCAAATACGGCGCCCGCGTCTGGCTGGAGCATTACCGCGGCATCGCTCCCGACGGCCTGTTCAAAGCCTATGGCGACGTGCTGGCCCTGCAAGCGCGCGACGTGGAAGATGGCAAGCGCGCCCTGTTCGCGCAGATTGAGCCGCTGCCTGAACTGGTCGCCATGACCAATGCCAAGCAAAAAATTTACACCTCCATCGAAGTGGACCCGAAGTTTGCCGGCAGCGGCGAGGCGTACATGGTCGGCCTGGGCGTGACCGACAGCCCGGCCAGCCTGGGCACCGAGGTGTTGCAGTTCGCCCAGCAGCACGCCGCCGCCAGCCCGTTTGCCGGGCGCAAGACCAAGCCCGAAAACCTGTTTTCCGCCGCCGCCGAAACCGCGCTGGAGTTCGAGGAAGAGGGCGACGACAAGGCCGCCAAGTTCGCCGACGTGATGAGGGGCATCGTCGCCAACATGTTCGGCAAGAAAGCCGCCACCGACGACGCCCGCTTTGCCGCCGTGCAGGCTGGCATGGAGGCGATGGCGCGGGCCGTCACCGACCAGGACGCCGCCGCCGGAAAACGGTTTGCCGACCTCAAGACCGCGCACGACAAAGCCGTGGCCGACCACGCCGCGCTGCAAAAGCAGTTCACCGGCCTCGTGGCCCGGCTCGACCAGGAACCGGGCCAGCACACCGCGCGGGCGCCGGCCACCGGCGGCGCCGGCGCCGTGCTCACCGACTGCTGACCCGCCCGACCACCCGTTTCAAGGAAAACCCCACCATGCATCCCGATACCCGCCGCGCCCTCAACGCCTACTACACCCAGCTGCAGCAACTCAACGGCATCGCCAGCGTGCACGAGAAGTTTGCCGTTGCGCCCGGCGTGCAGCAGAAGCTGGAAACCAAAATTCAGGAAAGCAGCGCTTTTCTCTCGCGCATCAACATCATTGGCGTGCGCGAAATGTGGGGCGACAAGCTGGGCCTGGGCGTTAACGGCCCCATTGCCAGCCGCACCAACACCGAGGCCGCCGAGCGCGCCACGCGCGACGTGCACACGCTCGATGAGCGCCGCTACACCTGCGTGCAGACCAACTACGACACGCACCTGCGCTACGCCACCATCGACGCCTGGGCCAAGTTCCCCGACTTTCAGGCGCGCGTGCGCGACGTCATTGTCAAGCGCCAGGCGCTGGACCGCATGTTGATCGGCTTCAACGGCAAGAGCGCCGCCGCCGATACCGACCTGGCCGCCAACCCGCTGCTGCAAGACGTGAACACGGGCTGGCTCCAGCACATCGAAACCGACGCGCCCGCGCGCGTGCTCGATAGCGGCGCCACCGAAGGGCAGATCGCGGTCGGCGAAGGCGGCGACTTCAAAAACCTCGACTCGATGGTGTACGACAGCATCCAACTGCTCGACCCCTGGTACCGTGAACAGCCCGGCCTGGTCGCCATCATGGGCCGCGCCCTGCTGCACGACAAGTATTTCCCGCTGGTGGACAACAACGGCGACAAGCCCACAGAGCAGCTCGCCGCCGACATCATCATCAGTCAAAAGCGCATGGGCGGCCTGCAAGCCATTACCGTGCCGTATTTCCCGGAAAACGCGCTGCTGATTACGCCGCTGGCCAACCTGTCCATCTACTACCAGGACAGCGCGCGCCGGCGCGCCATCATCGACAACCCCAAGCGCGACCGCATCGAGAACTACGAATCGAGCAACGACGCCTACGTGGTCGAGAAATACGGCGCCTGCGCGCTGGTGAAAAACATCACGCTGGTCTGACCATGACGCGCCGCATCAGTCCAGTTACCGCGCACCTGCAACGCATGGCCGCCGCCGAAGCTGTGGCGCGCACTGCCGCGCCCGCGCGAGCCAGCGCCGCCGGGCACGAGCACGAGCTGCTGCTGGCCCAGCTCTACGAGCACCGCAAAACGCTCAAGGACATTCAGTCCGTCGAACGCAAGATCGAGGCCAAGCGCGCCATGCTGGCCAACTACGACGCCTACCTGGACGGCGTGCTGCAAGCCGACGCTGGCGGCGATGACGTGGTATTGGCCACCGTGCTGGTCTGGCACATCGACGCGGGCCACTGGCAGCGCGCGCTGCAACTGGCCGCTTACGCCCTCAAACATGGCCTGAGGCTGCCCGACCAGTACCAGCGCGATTTACCGACGCTACTGCTCGACGAATTCAGCGACGCCGCCATCGCCGGGCAGCTTGCCGGAGACGACGCCGCGCAGGCGCTGGCCGCCGTGCTGCAACTCACCGAAGGGCGCGACGCGCCCGACCAGGCCCGCGCCAAGCTGCACAAGGCCATCGGCTGGGCCGCGATGGGCAAGACCCGCACGCGCGACGTGGACATCAAGGCCCTGCCGCTTGCCGCGTGCCAGGCCGCCATGGGCCACCTGTCGCGCGCCATCGAACTCGACGCCCAGGCCGGCGTGAAAAAGGATGTGGAAAGGTTGCAGCGGCGCATCGAATCGCAGCAACCGCCCAACTAAAGCGGACCCGCCGCCGGGCGGCCCGGCGGCGCGCGGGTCAAGGGCATTGCCCATCAGCCCAACCGCCGCCGGCCACCGCCCACCTACCGCACACCCAACAAGGAACCCCAAACATGTCGCTCGCAGGCTTTCACCACGGCGTCCGCGTCACCGAGGTCAACACCGGAACCACCACGCTGCGCCTGGCCTCCACGGCCATCATCGGCCTGGTAGCCACCGCGCCCGATGCCGACCCCGAGCAGTTCCCGCTCGACAAACCAGTGCTGTTCACCAACATCAACAAAGCGCTCGACAACGCCGGCGCCGAAGGCACGCTGCCGGTAGCCCTGCGCGCCATTGCCGACCAGACGCGGCCCGCGCTGGTCATCGTGCGCGTGGCCGCCAGCCAAGACGATGCCGAGCAGACCAGCCTGGTCATCGGCAACAACACCGGCGGCGTGCGCACCGGCATTCAGGCGCTGCTGACGGCGCAGCAACAGCTCGGCGTCAAGCCGCGCATCCTCGGCGCGCCGGGGCTGGACACCAAACCCGTGGCCGACGCGCTCACCGCCGCTGGCGAGAAGTTGCGCGGCATGGCCTACGTCTCGGCCTTTGGCGCGCAGGACGTGTCCGAGGCGCTGGACTACGCCGAGCAATTCGGCAAGCGCGAAACCATGGTCATCTGGCCGCACTTCAAAGCTTGGGACACCAGCGTCAACGCCGCCGTCGAGATTCCAGCGGCGGCCTACGCGCTGGGCCTGCGCGCGGCCATCGACCAGCAGCAGGGCTGGCACAAGAGCCTGTCCAACGTCCCCGTCAACGGCCCCAGCGGCATCAGCAAGGACGTGTTCTTCGACCTGCAAAACGAAAACACCGACTGCGACCTGCTCAACGAAGGCAAGGTCACCACCCTCATCAATTACCAGGGCTTTCGATTCTGGGGCAACCGCACCTGCGCCACCGAGGAGCTGTTTGCCTTCGAGACGGCCACGCGCACCGCGCACGTGCTGGCCGACACCGTGGCCGAGGGTCACTTCGAGTTCATCGACAAGCCCCTGTCTCCGGGGCTGGTGCGCGACATCGTCGAGGGCATCAACGCGCGCTTTCGCAGCTTGAAGGCCGGCGGCTACATCCTCGACGGCAAAGCGTGGTTCGACGCGCAGATCAACACCACCGAAACGCTCAAGAGCGGCAAGCTGGTCATCGACTACGACTACACCCCCGTGCCGCCACTGGAAGACCTGGGCTTTCAGCAGCGCATTACCGACCGGTACTACGCGGACTTCGCGCTGCGCATGACTGCGGGAACATGACGCCCCCATGCTCCCTCGCTTCGCGCAGTGCGCTGCCCCCCGAGGGGGCCGCGCCGCGCCTTGGGAGCGGCCCGGCGGCGCAC